ATTGAAAACGAATTGCAGAAAAAACCAATTTTGTTTTATTTTTTGTTTTTTTGAATTTTGTTACTTTTTTGTCGTGATCACTAACAATTTGTCGAGCAATTTGTGGGTGATTTTGTGGCAGACTCTAGCGACCAGGCGGGCCACGCCGTTAGAGGGTGGGTATTTCTTGCGCAATAGTTTGTTATTCCATGTCGCAAGTCTCTGAATAATTGCGTGAATTGTTTGGCCACGTGTAGGGAGGTGCGCCCCGATACCCCCGCCCCTATGTTTGGGCCGTGCTCGATTCACCATTTGGGATTCGTCCATGGTGCTCGCGTTAGTACCCGGTCGGACTTGCGGCCGTTACATTCGCGGCAGAGGCTTTGTAGGTTTTCGAGGTTGTGGTCTGGTTCGCCGTCGGAGCCGGCGGGGACTATGTGGTCTATGGTCCAGTCATTTCCCTCTAGATCTTTGCCGCAATACTGGCAGACTGGCTCGAGCATGGTTTTAGCGTAGGCCCGTGCTTTGGCCCATTCGGGGCTATTGTGCCAGTTAGCCATTTAGTCCTCGCTTGAGTAGTTGTTCGATTAGATCCAAGATTTCTCCGGTTTGTTTGGTGCGTTTCTTTCCTGGGTATTTGATACGGATTACGTCGGCCACGTGTTCGAGTGTGCGACGCTCGACGGAGGCTTTATAGCGGGCCATGTCGGTAACTACTTGGTCATAGATTGGAGTCGGCATTTTGTAAGTCTTTCGCTAGTTGCATTAGTGCGTAGCAGTCGGCGTGTTCGCAAGTTCGGCCGGCTAGTTGGTCAAAACATACGCGTTTGTAGATCATGGTTAGGACGCCGGCGCGATAGGTGCCTATGGCCTCGGCGTAGATACGTGCGTCGTAGAGAGCTTTATTTAGGTTTGTCACGTGTTAGCCGCTCTAGGTTGTTTAGGGCCATGAGACACGCTTGGACTACTAGGTCCGTTGTGTCGGTGGCGTCTGCGAGTTTGGTTTCGTGTAGTTTCTCGCGCATGGCGGCAATTGCCTCGAGCCATTTAGCGCGCTCTTGGAGTCGGCCGGCGCGTCGATAAAATTCGCGGGTCACCTCGCCTGGAGTCTGGCTCATAGTTGCGGCCCTCTCATGCTTTCACGTTTAGCGAATTCGTCATTAGTTAGCCACCATTGGTCTAGTGGTTGGTTTCTGATAAATGCGACGATTCTCTCTAGAGAGAGCCATGGGTTTTGGCCAGGGCGCGGTTCTCCGTAAATTTCGTACGGGTTGGATTCCAATAGATTCGCTATGCGCTGTTGCTCCTTGTAGGCCGAGCATAGATCGTCTGGGATTGGGCAGTCTGTTGCGTGTTTGTGGGCCATTAGAGCTCCCCGAGTTGTGCTTGCGCCTGGGTCTCTGGGATTGAACGCCAGATACGAGCTTTATTACCCATGCGAGTCGTGCCGTATTCGTTTTCGACCATTTCCACGGCCTCCAGGTAAACAAGTTGGCAACGTGTAGTCCGAATTGCTTGGTCACTTGCTGCCTTGGCTAGCCCGGCCTCGACTGCGGCGTGGTAGGCGTCGCATAGCTGCTCGTCGGTCATAGGAATAGAGAGCAACTTGTAAACGACCTTGGCGCGGCTTAGTACTTTAGCGGGCTCGTGTGTTGCGGCGGCCATGTGGCTAGTGTCTGGGTCGCTCTTGCGGGCCCATGCTTTCCAAATTCCCATTAGCGACCTGCCTTAGCGATCATGCCGTAGGCGATTAGCGAAATGGTTAGGACGCCTAGAGCTTGAGCCGCTGCGCCGGTTGCTGCGTCTGCGGCTAGGAAATAGGCGATTGCGGCCGTAGAGCCGAGGATACCTCTTACTAGGTTCATTTTCTTTCCGTTTCTGTCGCGTGGTTGGTGTGCGACGTGTTTAGTATCTAACGAAATTTGTCGATAGTCAATAAAACGCCTGGCGACACGCCGTTATCTGCGTAACGTTTATAGACGTGTAGCTCGACTATTTGCGAGTCGTCCTGGATTAGCCCGGCTCGGACCGCGGAGTCGTTTACGGCTCTGGCCAGTTTGTCTAGATCTGGTTTTACGCTTGGGTAGCGTCGTTGGTTCTCGGAGACGCTAGCGGGCCTCGGTACGTGGAAAGTCATTGAAACGGTTACGGGTCCACCGAGAGGCGGCCACTTGTTCTCGTTGATAGCGAGACGGCAAATAGTTGTTACCCGGTCTCTCCACGCGTGTAGGCGTTTATTGGCCTCGTACATTACGGCGCGACCATTTACTACGCGAGCCGTTTTAGAGCCTTGTGGAGCCGGTACGCCGTCGATTACGACCGTACGCATTAGAAAGGTAGGCCGTCGTCCGTGTAACCCGCTAGACGGTCCTCGACTGCGGTTTTGTGGTCGCCTAGCCAATCCTCGCTTTTAGGTGCTTTCGAGGTCGAAATTTCGCATTTGTTCAAATTGAATTCGATAACGTTTTTGGTCTGGCCGTCGGACTTGGTGTACGAACTTGGTTTTGCGTCCAGGTGCTCCGAGTAGATTTCGGCCCAAGTTTCAAACGAGCCGTCGATTACGACGAGATCTTGTGGCTGTTCAAACCAACACGACCAAACGCGTTTGAATTCGTAAACGGTGCCGTCTTTCTTTTCGCCGTAAACCGTCTCGACGAGCTTTAGTAGTTTGCCGTCGAATAGTTTGTGAGTAACGATTCCTGCTACGCGGACTTTTGCCATTTTTCTTTCCGTTTCTTTTTGTCGGTGTATGTATAACTAGCCGGGAGGCTTGGAGGGTAGAGAATGGCTTATTGCTAAACCATTCACAAAACATTCTAGCCGTACAGGTTGTCGGGTTTTGTTCATGGGTGCCGTCTTGCGATAGGCACCGTCCACGCCATGCACTAACTTAGCGTATTACTCCGACAGGTGGACGCGATTGCCGGTACCAAGTTAGTTCTTCTCCACTCTCTGGAGTTCGACCCGATCTATGGACTAGCTGTTTTCGGGTATGCCACGCCGACGGCCTCTAACGCCCGGAGCCTGGTCTGCTAGACCGAGGGCCGGTGTTTAGTCACTCCGGCAAGTGGTTTTTTAGTAAACTAAATACTAGCTGCTTAGGCAGTTGGCGGCAGTTGGTGGCCGTCTGGGACTCCTCGACTTTCCGCGGGGAGTCCCTTTTCTTTTAGCGAGGTTCCTAGGCGGCTAATGTGGTCGATTGCCTCGAGCGGTGCTTTATCTTCTCGGGCGTGTTGCAATAGTTGGCGTAGGCCGTCTAGATCGTTGGCGAGCGCGAGCGCGTCTGCTTTGGATTTATAGACGCGGATAACCTTTTGCATTTCCTCGACGCTAGCTCGAGAGCCGCCGCGTGGTGAGAAACCTAGGGTTGCTAGGCACCGGCCGATTGCCGAGGTTGCGCAATTCTCTACCCATGACGTGGAATTCACGCCGCGGTCCGCGACCGATTCTTGCGCAAAGTCTATCGAGGCGGGCCTTGGGTCCTCGCGGTCAGTAAACGCGGAGGCCTTGATTACGACCTCGCGCTCGTTTATAAGTACGACCTCGGTGTGGATACGGCCATTAGGGTAACGCTCCCAAAATTGGGCTATGCGTGTGTTTACGTCGGTGTATTTCGTTGGGTCGTAGGCCATAGCTCTTTCCGTCGCTAGTAAGTTGGCGAGACCTAGACGAGCATGGATTCGGGGGAGCGTCTAGATCTCTGTTTGTGATTCTATACGACTAAACCGACGTTTATTTTTTCTTTTCGGTTTTTTCGATAAGTTTTTGGCCCGTGGCGTTTAGTTCGTCGCGGGTAATTTTGCCGTCCTCGAGGTAGGCCTTTGAAAGTTCCTCGGCAAATTCGAGGATTCCAACCCAAGCGGCGGCGAGTAGTGAAAGTACGGTATCGACTCCCAATAGTGCCAGACCGCCGCCTGTTACCGAGATTTTTAGGACCATGTAGGCGATTGCTCGGCCGCCGATTTCACGCCAGATTTTCATTTTTTGGCTGCCGGTTTCTTGGCTGCGGGCTTAGGTGCTGCCTTTTTTGGTGCGGCTACTGGCACGGCCGGGTCTCGGTGAGTGTCCAGGTGCTTGAAGAGATCGCGTAGGTCCGAGTAGTTGCTTAGGTGTGGCATTGGGTGTATTCCGAAACCGACGTGCAAGTGTGCTCCAGTAGTTGCGGTTCCGGTGTTTCCAACTTGGCCGACGACTGTTTGGCCGCCGACGAGTAGGGTTGCGGGTGCGTGTACTGGCTTGGTTGCCATGTGTGCGTAGAGGATAAAGTGGCCGTCTGGCGTCGATTGGATTAGGCACCAACCGAGTACGTCGGTCCAAAATACTTTCTTTACTCGCCCGTTGGTGATTGCTTTGATGTCCTTGCCGGCGTTACCGGACCAGTCGGAGCCGCGGTGCGGGTGCTTGCGATAGGACGCCATGTTGCCGAATTCGTCGCCGCGTGATCCTGGAAACGGTTCGTAGTAGTAAACGGGTTTAGCCATTTGTCATTCCTGCCTGGATTAGTGCGACTACGGACCCGCCGATACTGCCGGCCATGCCCATAAATAGCCACATTTTTTTCTCGAGCCACAATACGCGCTGCTCGAGGTTTTTGTATGCCTTTAGTTCCGTTTTGATTTCGGCCACGTCGCGGACCAATTGGATTAGTAGCTCGCTATCGCTATTCGCCATTAGTTGCCTCTGGGATTGGTTCGGTTGTGAATTGGCGTACGTACTTTCCCTTTACGAGCTTAGGTGCTAGCTCGACTAGGTAGTGGCCCTCGGGGATTTCTGGCACGGTGCCTGGCTCGACGTTTACCCAACCTTTGGGGAGCGCGTCGGTTTCTTCGTCCCAACCGGGGACCTCGAGTTGGACGTCTCCGGCGTGACGTGGATAGTTGCCCTGCGGGTCGATAAAGTAGCCCATTACGGTATCACTTTCTTGGTAAATGACGCGGTGGAGGTCGTCGTCGATAGGTTGTTTGCGCCGTCGGTGCCGCTTTGGTTTTGGGCCGTTACGGTGATAGACGAGTATGGTTCGCTGGAGCTCGATTCGGAGTTCGAGCTAGTTGCGATCGTGTAGGTTAGAGAGCCTACGGTATAGGTGCCGTTTAGGGAGCCGTCGGTAGGAATTTTGAATAACACGGCCTGGCTGTTATCGCTACACGCAATAGCCAACGAGGTATTGGTCGCGCTAATGATAGGCGAGGCACCGTTGGACCAGTTAGTACCGGCCACAAGGTTGCCGCCGCTGCGAGTAATGCTGCGCTGCCATTGGATTACGCCGTTTGAGTTGTATTTATAGACGTAAACCGTAGTCGTGCCGTCCACTAGGTAAACGTTACCTGTTGGGTCCGTGGTGATTCCCATGTATTGGCTTGAATAATTGAGGTAGCGCGTCCATTGGTGCGTCCCGCTCGAATTGTATTTAGTCAAGTAGTTAGGACGATAGACGTAAACGTTATCGCTAGCGTCTGTTGCTACGTACGATCCTGGCGATACTCCGTAGGTGTTTTTTGCCCAACCGACGTTACCGTTTAGGTCTAGTTTGACTACTCCCGCGGGCTGTTGGTAATTCTGTTGTGAAAACCCGCCGCCGACGTAGATAGCGTTGGTTCCTACGGCGATAGAGTCGTTACGGCTAAAACCTAGGCCGCTCGAATAGTAGTTGCGTTGGAATTGTATAGATCCCGAGCTGTTGTATTTGGCGACGTTGAAAATTGCGCCGCTTGAGCTACTTGGTTGGTAGCCGGTGAGGTAAACGTTTTCATTTGCGTCGAGGGCCATGGCTGCGCCCTGGGTGTTGCTAAATGCGCCGAGCCAACGCTGCCAAACGATTGAGCCGCTTGAATTCATTTTTAGCGGTTGGAGGTATTGAGGCGGGCCAAATGACGGACTCATTACCGAGGCGTAGGTCGTGCCGTTATCTAGGGTAATAACGTTTTTTTGGAAATACGCGTACGAGTACATTACGACTGCTCGAGCGGTGCCGATTGCGCCGTCGCGACTGATAGTTACCCAATAGTGGCGGCCGTTTTGATCGTAAAACGACCAAGTAGTTAGACCTAGGGCCGTCTGGTACGCCGAGCAACTGTATGAGGTGTATCCAGTTGCGACGGTTGCTATGTAGAAACTGTCGCCGGCCCCGCCGCGTGTAAAACCAAGCGGGTAAATACTTATCCCGGCAAACGTGGTTAGTTGTGGACTCATGGTTTAGGCGAATTTAGTTTGGCTAGCGAATACGGTGTAAGTGGCCGAGGCGGTCTTTACTATGTTGTAGCTGTAAACGTCGATAGACGAGGCGTTACCTGCGGTTGGTGCGGTGCCGCCCTGCCATTTTGGAGTAACTGTTACGCCGTCGATTGTGAGGGTCGAGGGGTAGTAGGCGGTCGAGCCGTTTGTGTTGCGGAATACTACGGTCTGGGAGGCTCCGACGGCGAGGATACTGTTTAGGGTTGTGGAGCTGTTGCCGCGAATGTTTAGCGTAAAGTTGGCCGAGGCGTTAGTGGTGTAGTACAGATCGGCTTGGGTCATTACGTCGAGATGAACGGTGCCGGTTGCGGCGGTTGCCGATACTGTTACGGGTTCTTGTGGTGCGACGACTACGGGCCTGGTTAGGGTTGTGCCGGCGGCTAGTGGGAATAGTGAAACCCATGCGGAGCCGGTGTAATACTCAAATACGTCTGTTGCGGTTAGGTAGGAAACCATTCCCTCGGTTGGCGAGAGGATAGCGGAGCTGCGGTCGCTCGAGTTGGCGAATACCATGACCGTTTGGTTCATAAGGTACGCGTTTAGTTCGCTCGCGTTTAGAGCGAAACCATTTACGAAAGTTTTGTAAGCCATTTAACTAGCCCTCCATAGTTCTAGAGTAGTAAACCATTGGTCCGGGTCGATTGAATGTTTGACGCGTGTTACCTGGTACGTCTGGTTTATGTTTATGTTGTCGGTTGCGTAATCTACGCGTACGATTAGGCCCGGTGTGGCTAGGGCTGCGTCGGTTAGTGTGTTGCTGCGATCTATGGCCGGGGTTGTTACGTCCTGGACTAGATTTTTTGGTCGCTCGATAAACGCTAGGTCGAGCCATGTTTGCAAGTTGGACGCGTCGTAGGCGTTTACTGTCGCGTCGTAGGCTAGTCGGCCGTAGAGCTGTATCGAGTCTGTGTTTTCTTCCAAAAGGAAAGTATTTGAGTCCGTGGTCATGGTCACGCGGACGGAGTTTATTAGGTCGTCTGGGTTTTGGTTCACGGTTAGGTCACTCATGCACCAATGGCCGGCGTCGCCGTGGTTGTTGCCGATTGAGTAGCTTGCGGCCGCTAAGACTTGTGGACGGTCGCGGTAGCAAATTGCGCCGGTCGCCGGGTCGAGCCATAGTAGGCCGAGCTGCGCGTCGAGTAAGTCCTTGATTACTTGGCCTTGGGTTACCTCGGTTTCTGCGCGGCCCGCCATTAGGACCATGCCGGGATCGTTACCGGGAGCGATTGTGGCTCCCGAATTCGCGGCGATTAGGTTTAGTAGTTCGGTAACGGTGTCGCTCGTCCCGGTTGTGTCGTATGTTATGCGGGTATTGGCGAGGCGTTTGTAGCCGTCGAACGCGTTACCTTGGATTAGGTTAGGTGCGTCGGGCCGATACTTTACGGTCATGTTTTCGATAAACCCGCTAAATAAGGTTTCGTCGATCACCCCGTCGTCTAGGCGTACTCGGATTCCTGTACCGTTTCGGACGCCCGAGTTATTGTTTGGGTCGAGAGTCCAGGATTGTATCTCGAAAGATAGGGCGGACGGTTGGGCGGTGTATTCAATTCCTGCAATTTGCGAGCCGCCGAGCGTAATGTCGAGCTTTGATACCGAGCACTCGATAGGTTGCCACGAAAACTGGTAAACGCCGGAGCCGTCGCCTAGTACGTCCGTGCCGCCGAGTAGCGAGTAGCCGATAATAAAGTTTCCTGTATCTGCTAGCACGTCTGTGCCGCCTAGTTCGGAGACTCCGATAATAAATAGGTTGTCGCCCTCGTTAGGTAGGTAGAGCTCGACTTTTAGATCGGTTGCTATGTCGAAATTACTAATAGCCATAACTTACGCCCGTCGAATTACCGAACGACTTAATTTTGCCGAGTAGGTCGGAGCCGGTTACGGTTCCTTGGTTTATGTTTACGGTTACGTTGTTCCCTGGTGCGACTACGCCGACGCCTTGGCCGGTGCCTGTTGGGACCGGAGTTACTGCGCCTGTAACGCTGTTTTTGTAGGCAATAAGTTTTCCGGTTGAGTCATAAACTGGATCGTTTCGCTCGGGAGCGGTCTTGGTTAGGTCCGTGGAGCCTGGGATCACGAGCACGGCTCCGATACTGGTAGCCATGGCCCCGCCGATTAGTGGGATTCCACCTTTACCTAGTTTTCCTCCGGTCGCGCCTTTTCCACCTTTTCCTCCGACGCCGCCGACGCCGCCAGCACTAGCTGCCGCGTTGAAGGCAACCTGCGCGGCCGTGGCTAGAGCAATAGCGGACCGAGTAGCGGTTACGGCAGTCGTTACGGCTTTCCAAGCGACGGTAACGGCTGCAATACCTTTTACGAGCGGAATTAGCCAATCCTTGTTTGCGACGGCCCATAGAGCGACGTCTTTGAAGATTGTTAGTAGGTCCTTAGTTACGGTTACAACGTCCTCGATAAATTTTTTGCCGTGGTCCGTGTTTAGCCAAGTCACGAATTCGTCTAGGACCGGCAATAGTACGGTGCCGATTTCTTCCTGGATCTCACCAAACTGCACTTGCATTTTTTGGTAAGGGTCCAAGTTGGCGGCCGCGGCACTTGCGCCCGAAAACGCTTTGGCCATGTCGTCGATAGGGTTTTTGGAATTCTTGAGACTTGGGATAAGTTTCATTAGCGCGGTATCGGAGCCCGCCAACGATTTAGCCATAGCCTGGGTAACTTGGTCCAAGCTCTTGCCAGTTGCGGCCGACGCGTCGAGCGCGATAGCCATAAGTCGATTAGTCTCGCCAACGTCCTTAGTAGCAATAGCAAGCTTGGCGTATGCGGGCCGTAGCTCGTCGTCTGCGACCGCTGCTTGGAGCGATAGCTGCTTGATGGATTCCTCTACGCTAGCGATTTGGTCGTCCGTAGCGTCCATAGTGTTACGGAGAGAGATTGCTAGTAATTCTTGGCTTTTGCGGTCCTCTACGGCCGCTTTAGTGGCCTCTCCGAGTTCCCTAGCGATAAGTGCAAAAGATAGACCGACGCCGATAGAGGCAAACGCTTTACCTGCGCTCGAGGCAAAACCCGAGATTTTTTTATTTAGGCCCTGGAGCTCGGTTTGTGCACCTTTAGACGCCGAGGTGAGTTTCTTGAATTCGCCAAGAATTTCGACGTTTAGTACCAAACTCATTTTTGGAGCTCCTCTAGTAGCACGTAAACCTCTTGGGCGGTTAGTTTTCTGTATTCGGCCGGGCTAATCCCGAGACCGATACAGATCCTAGCCATTACTCGGAGGTCGTTAGGTCTTTTGGGTTTTCGCCGTGGCCCTTGAGGTAGTCTCTCATTTGCGCCATGGTGTAGCCCATGTATGTTTCTATTTTGGCGTTAGTGTCGGTGCGTTTGGCGATAATCCACGCTAGAGCACCCATTTGACGGCCGGGCTGTAATCCGTTTTCCATAATGTCAAGAAAGTCGCGGCCCGCAAGATTCGATAATTCTTCGATCTCTTGCATGGTTAGGGTTTCGATAATGCTCATTCGGTTGGTGTCCCTCTACTGTCTTGCTGTTTTATTAGGTTGTCCATGGTGCGGAAATAGTTCTCGTAAACCTCTTGTCTAGTGTAGCCAAGGGCTTTTACGAAAAACGGTTGCGGTTGTATGTTGCGCTTAAACCAACCCCAATGGATCGGATTAGCGTACGGTACAGACGCCCGGCCCGCCGAGACGGTCACTTTATTGAGACCTTTACTAGCTCGTAAAGTCCCAAGTAGGCGACCGCTCGACACGGGCACTAATGGCCTGGCGGCTGCGAGGACTAATTCACCGGCCTGATTATTGGCCTGTTTGATTTCGTCTCGCGGTACTCCGACAGATTCGAGGGCCTTGATTGCCTGGCGTAGCCCGACAACCTTGATTCCCTCGTTAGCCATGAGACTAAGCGGTTACGATCTCTACGCCGTAGTAAACGTCGTTAGCCGGGTCGTGGTTGGTGTTCTTGACCGGTAGCTCGACGCTAAATTTAGCGACCTCGTTTGAGGTTAGCGAGAGCGGAGGCAACTGGTTGAAACGGACGGTTCCCTCGTAGTGAGGTTCGTTGCTGCTTGCGGTTGCGTTGCCGTTAGGTGCGATAGTAAACGCGACGTCGCTGCCAAAGTTGTTCCATAGGACTCGGTATAGCGAGGTTGCGTCGCCCGAGGTGATTCCCTCGAGCGTTAGGGTCCATTCGCCGCCTACGCGGTTTTCGCAAAACGTCTGAACGTCGCCAGGTGCGTCTCCGAGGGTTAGCTCGACCATGTTGGCGTCGCAAGCGTAATCCGTGGTCCCAATCTTAAAAATGATGTTTCTAGCCGTAATACGGTTCGAGGCTGCCATGTTCTGGTCTCCTAGATTGTTAGTTGTAGATTTATGGAAATGTTGGCCGCCAAGTACTCGGCGTTATTTGCTTGGAGTGCGTATGGTTGGCCGACGGTTTTGAATTGGCAGTACGGCGGTAGAGCTTTTACTGCGTCCTCGATTAGTTGGTCTAGTGCCTCGGTCGCTTTCTTGTTTACGGCGTTGGCTGCTATACAAACTAGCTGTAATTGCAAGTCGAATTCGCTGCTAATACTCGCCTGGATCATGTAGGGAGTATCGGCGGTCAAAATTACGACTGGCGGCACGATTCGCTCCGGCACGTAGTCGGATACGGTTAGGCCCGCGTCCGCGAGATCTAGTTTTAGCTCGGATTTAGCGAGCGTAATCTCGGCGGTCATAGTCCATAACCTACGTAGGGCAGTAGCAGAGGATAAACCGCGATCATAGGATCACGACTTACCCTCGCTACTGTTCCCTCGTTAGTTGCGAATTGTGCAATTCCCTGCGGTGCGCTGCGACGGTGAAAGAGCTCCGAGGCGCAAATAAAGATAGCCTGACGGTGAATTTCGTTAGGTACTGTATCTACGTCTCCAATGTAGCGACCTACGTGGGCGTTAGCGGCGTCCAGGCATGACTCGATAAAGTCGCCTGTTTCGTCTGTCCCAATGTAGGCCTGGAGTTCGGCCACGGTCACGGCGGGCATGGTTTACCTTACGCGGTTACGTCGAGCTTGACGATTGCGCCGAGGCGTGGAGTTGCGATAGCCATGTAACCGTAAACCGAAACCGAGTCGGTGAGAGTGGTTACGTCGCCGTCGGTGAGGCGTACAGGTGCGCCGGCGGACTCCATGGTGAGGAGAGCTGCCGAGTTAGCCATGTACACGGTGCCCGAGGCGAGAGCCGGGTCCACAATGATAGGCAGACCAAATACCGAGCCCGAGAGGCCTGGAATGTTGGCGGTGCCAATGTTGTTTACGCCGTTTCCGTCGGTTAGCAGTACTGGACGGCCGTCCGAGCCTGCGATCTTGACCATGGTTACGTATGCGTCTGGGTCTGCGAGGATAAACTGCGGACGGAGGCCCGAGTTCTCGAAGATGTAGGCGGCACCGTTAGCAATACCCTCGGCGAGCGAGGCGGCGGTTCCACCGTCTGCGTCGAAAGTCTTGCCGGTCCAGGTGAGACCTGCCAAGGTTGCGACTACTGCGGCGTTAGTTGCGCCGGCGTAGGCGTATGAAAGTCCCTCGAAAACCTGGTCCAAGGTGTTTACCTGGCTACGCTCGACGTACTGGCGGCTAAATGAGGTGTAGCCTCCGTAGGTCTTGACTGCGGCCGAGACGGTCTCAAAGGTGAGGTTACCGAAAGTTAGGGCCTCGTTTTCTGGGTCCTGCTCGCCAACTGCCAGAGTGTTCGAGTCAATCTTGGCGTACTCGACGGTTAGGCCGGTGTCTGGGAGAGCTGCGCGACCAAATGCCGATAGAGTTGGGCGGTTGTTCGCAATAAGGGTGTTGATGTAACCGTACCAAGGTGCGACGATTGCGGCGTCGGCCGAGGTTGAGGCGGTACGTGCGAGAGCCTTGGCCTCGTCGTCGCCTGAAACCATGGCCTTAGCGAATTCGCCCTGGCTGCGGAATTTTGCGCCAATAGTTGGAGCAACGGTTGGAGTCTGCGCGGTCTCTACTAGGCGGCGGAGTTCCGCTACCTCGTCGAGAGCTGCGCGGACGTCTAGCTCTAGGTTTTCTGCCACGGAGCTATCCTCGCTTTCATTAGTTGAGTCGTCGCTCGGTGCGGTCTGCTCCTCGCGTACGTTTTCGATAGACGCGTCCGCAAATGCGGGCCACGCAACGACGGAGACCTCTTTTAGATCTACGGCGGTCCTGGTTACTGTCTGGCCGTCGCGCTCCGATTCGAGCGGAATAAACCCGACAGAAAATTTGTTTAGTACGCCGTCGCGCATGAGAGTCAATACCTCGTTGCCGCGTGGCGTGTCTGAAACCTTAGCGGTGATTACGAAACCGCGCTCCTCGTCGCGGCCCTCGATAATCTTGCCGATTGGCTCTTCGTGTGCATAAAAGAGCTTTACGTCCTCGACGCTGCGAATTGCGCCCGGCACAAATTCCTCGAAATACTGGCCGCCAATGTTGGCGCGGCTACCGTATGGGACGGCGACGCCGGTAATGGTGCGCTCCTCGTAGTCAATGGTCTCGGCTACTAGATCGCGGGTTTCTAGGTTAGACATTTATTCCCTCTTTTGCTCGTACCTCGTCGGCGGTTAGGATTCCCGAGTCGATCGCCACTTTGTAGTAGTCGTAACGGGCCGCGACGTCGGCTTTGAATAGGTGCTCAAAATCGAATTCGACGCGGGTGCCACGTGGCAGACAGTTGCTTAGTGCGTCGGTAATGGCGTCGGTGTATGCCATGAGTGTATGACGGTAAAAAATCTGGTTTTCGTCTTGGACGTTGGTGTAAGTGTCCGAGCTGCCGGCGATTGTGGTTAGCAGTAGGCGAGGCGGGATTCCAAATAGTCGAGCAACCATTTGGACCGCTTGGGCCTGGGTTTCGGTGAATAGTGCCTCGCGTGGTGATAGCGCGACCTGTTGGTAGTCAAAACCTTGACCGAGGACTGCAATTTGGCGATTCTGTTGCTTGTTGTGCCAAGAATTGGTAATCGCTGCCGCGTCTGCCTCGTTTAGCGGCTGGTTGGTCTTTAGGACGCCAGTAGGGACGCCCGCCGAGCTAAACCAATTAGCGGCATAGTTACGTAGATCCAGGGCCGAGGCTAGGTCTAGGCGACAAGATTCGATAGGCGAGACGCCGGTTAGGATACCTGGACGGCTAAATAGCTTTAGGTGCTCGATTTCGTTAGTCGAGTACTGTTTGCCCATGTAAAAAAATACCTTTGTCGTGCCGGTCGGTTTGTCCAACTGAACCGAGACGGCCGACGCCGGTAGTAGCGTGAGGTTATTTACCTGGCCACGAGTGTCGTATGACTTGAACCAATAGGCGTTACCCTCGAGCGCGAGAGATACGACGGTCATAAAGAAAAAGTCGCGGCGGGTTTCCTGGAGGCTTGGTTTATTGACCAGTAGCGGGTTTTCGATACGCTGCTCGAGGCCCGTAGCGTAACGGTAGGTCCGTAGCTCCATTTTGCTAATCGGGGTGCCAATGATTTGAACGGCACGAAACACAGCCGAGAGAGTTAGAGCCGAGTCTGGAGTAACCGCGGTCGCCGAGCGACTAGGGACGGTCGGTTGGACTGCCCGCTGCTCGGTTGTGCGTCCGGTAATACGCTGCCATAAAGTAGCCACGTATTTAGTCTAATAACATAACCAAACTAAAAAACTTGTATCGTCGGCGTGTTGCTGCGGGCCGAAACGTATAGAGCGAACACGGTCGCCATGATTGCGTCTATGTCGCCACTAGAGTCCTTACGGCTAATTAGCCAAGTTTCGCCCGTGTATTTGCTAACCGCGTGACGTAGCTGCGCGTTTACTAGCGGGTCGTTATTGTGGCGTACTTGGCCCGACGCAAACATGGCGTACGCGGCCGAGCAAGCGGCGGAAACCTCTTTGGTCCATAGTTGCCAAACGGGTACGCCTTGGGCCTTAAGTCGTTTAGCGAGGCTAGGGAGTTGGCGGTCGTCAAGTGCGATAGCGCGGCAACCGTGTTTCTTATAGAGCTCGACAAGATCGTTTAGTAATCGCTGCTCGGTTGGAGTTACGTAGGACCGGACTAGCTCGGTCTCGATTAGGTCGCCGTTGTTATTGGCGGCCGCAATTACGCCGTGCTCCCAATTCTTGGTGATGTCCACGGCTAGGACGGAGCCGGTAATAGTTGTAATTCCCGTGCCGACGCATTTAGTAAATAGTTCCGCGGGGATAGCCGCTTGGCTAGTTCCTTGAACGAATTGGTTTAGCGTATAGCGTCGGACCTCGTGCTCGGGTTGCGTGGCTATGTCGGAGAGTACGCGGTCAATAGGTACGCGGCCACACTCGACGGCCGGATTAGCGGCCTTGATAGCGTTTGGGTCATTTACAGCGCAACCTTTTGGAGCCTCCCAAATAAATGCACCAAAACGCTCGAGCTCCGGGTCTCCGTTTATTGCTCGGTCCGCGGACTTGTATAAATCCAGTAGTGTCTCGGAGTATTCGTCGCCGGCCGTCGTAATCATTAGGACGATTGCGTCGTCTTGGGCCGAGGTGCCTTTTACGGCGGCGGTCCAGATTCCTTTTTTGGCCAAGTGGCCCTCGTCAAGAATTACACGCTTGAACGGTTTACCTTGGAGCGCGGCTTCTTTAGCGGGACTTACTTTATAGGTGCCGGTCCCGTCTAGTTTGGCGATACCTCGCGTCTCGGTTGTCCGCTTGAAACGTTTAGCCAACCAAGGGTTGGCGTCGATTACGTGTTTTACGCGGTTGTAAATAATTGTCGCCTGATCGTAGCTCGAGGCGATACTGGCTACGTCGCCGCGTTGAAATACGAGCGAGTCAAGGGCCATGCCGCCTCCGAGTACGCTTTTACCGTTTTGTCGGCCAAGCGAAACTAGGACCTGGCGGTAACGCAATTCGCCTGGGTGCCGGTCGTGGTCGTCTGGGTATCTTTCCAGGATCGCGCGCAAGAGCCAACGCTGCCATTCGTCTAGCCCGATAGGTGCGTCGGATTCCGGCGTAACCCAAGCCAAACGCATTAGCTCGATTAGCCGGTCGCCGTCGGTCCGAAAGTCGTCCGAAAGTGGCCGCGTGTAACGTGCCGGGAATTGCATTAGCGACGGAGCAGGTCTGCCAACGGGTCCACCTCGACAATTTGGCCCTTTACCTGGCGTTGGAGCTCGAGGACCGTTTTACGGAGTTCGGCCGCCGTGGACGTATGAGGTTGCGCGTCGAATTCTTTGGCCAAAGTTAGGGCCAGTCCCGCGAGCACCATTTCCTCGAGTCCAAGCTCTAGCGAGTCGAGCCAATTCTTTATTGCATTTTCTAAGTTCATAACCTTACCTCCGGATAATCTGCTCCGTTTGTAAAAATTTAGCG